GGTCCAGATACCCGCCGACAGACTGCAGTGACCCGAGCGAGGTCACCGCCGTGCCCCGGAGGTCCAGATACCCGCCGTATTTACCTGTTGCGACAACCTCTTTGAGTTCGCTCTCAAAAAAATCCCTGAAGCGGGACTCTGTTTCGACCCGGTCATCGATAAACCATTTCGGCGGCTCACCGTCGTGATCTACGTGGATGGTCCAGTTTTTGTAGTCGTCGAAATTATTTCCGGGAAGCGCCTCCAGATTTACCTGCTCTCCTGGTTTCAGGTCGGCGACTCCGCAAACCCTCCTGATTTCCGAGTGAGAATTAATCCCGCTTTTAAAAACAAGCCTTTGATCTCGTTGCAGGGCGATAGCTCCAATTCCTCGACACATCAGAAAACCTCCTCTATTAAAACGTCGTCCAGGTTGCTACCGGTCGGTATGATTTTGTACGTGACAACCGGATATCTGACCGACGCCGTGATCGTAAAAAGAGAAGTGCGGGGCCTGTCATTTATGACAACCACTGCCTCAACGGTGTTCGCAACGCCAGCCCGAAGAGTGACGTTCGTATCATTGATGTTCAGTTCCGGATGATCGGAGCGGACGAGATCGGTTACCATCGAGATAAACGCAAATACACACCTTTTCGCGTCGGCCTTCGAATCGATCGAATACGATGCAGACATGATATCAACCATTTTTCCTCCCTTTGAACGGCAAAGTTTTCTGAATATGGTTCAGTATCGCCTCGACAAGCCACCTTGTGTACGGCTTCGGAAGCAGTTTGAACCACGATGCCGGGATGCGGCATCCGACCGTTACCGTCCCTTCTTGATAGCTACTCGGACGACCCGTTTTTTTCTTTTCCATTTTTTTCCTTCCTGTGTACGCCGCACAGTGGCACGTTTTAATTGACACTTGCGGCTGTTATACGATGAATGGCGTTCTTCCTTATTTTCAGCGCGACCACCCGCTACGTAGCATCACATAGCCCGAGCCATTACGAGCCACCTTACGGAAACATGTAGATCGGTGCAGACCTATACTCCCTTACGGTGATAACGCATCCGTGATCGTCTACTTCCCTGGTGCACCGTCGCGCCTACAATTTAAAAGAACGCCATTTTTCGTATAGTATGTCCCGGATCGCCGGGACCTGGTGGTTATTTATCGATCTGACAGATATCATAGCCTGATTTTTTGCTCTCCGCTTTAGCGGAGCGAATTGACGGCCATGACTTTGACTCGATCGATGGGCGGTTGTCGGGCGATATTTGGTTGGTAACCACTCGATATTTACCAGCAGCCGCTCTGTAGATAATAACCTGGTCATTCATTTTCTTCTTCCTGTTCTACCGGATCGCCGGGACTTGGTGGTTATTTTATTTCGGTTAATTCTATTTGGTGGTCATATCCCCTCATCGCAAATCCTCCAGAATACCACTTATCACTACCACGGATTTTATACCGTGGCGTTCCGAAGCCGTCGCACGTTTCGTACGCAATCTCAACGGCTGCCCCGTTTAGCATTGGCGTTGCTCCTCTGTAGGTTGGTACTGTCATTTTCTTCTCCCTGTTCAGTTCCACGGTTCCGCCGGTCCGGTTGATCATCAACTGATCATACTTAAATATACTGCTTTTGCTAACAAAACACAAGGTACTTTTGCTAACAAAACAAAAAAGTGTGTTCAAGCCAGAACACAGGGGCGATTGTTGGTAACTTGTTAATAACAACGATTTGAGAGGATGGTGTGCGTTGATAACTTGTGGACTACTTGTTAATAAAATGTTAATAAGTTGTGAACAACCTTGATTTTTAACGTGGTCGGTATTATAATTGATACCAAAGGAGGAGGTACCGCATGCATGATGTCCTACTGATCGCCCCGCTCTACCTCATATCTCTCGCCTCACTGTATATCCTGGTGCGGATCTCGATGCCGGTAAAAGGTAGGCCGCCCGCTGATAAAATCGATGCCTCGCGACAGCCGAAGCCGCTCAACGGAAAAACCGTATACCTCACCGCCGACCATGAGCGGAAGATCGCCGCCAGAATGTCACAAGGCAGCGAAACTTCTTACGAGGATATCTGGTAATGCAAACAGGACGACCACCGATATTCAACTCGCCTGAAGAAATGCAGGTGTTAATTGACAAATACTTTGACGACAAAGAAGAGTTCAAAACCATATGCGGACTCGCTCTCGCCCTTGGATTCAACAGTCGCGGTACGATTTACGAATACGAAAAAAAGAAAGCCTTTTCGGACACAATAAAAAGAGCGATGTTGAGAATTGAGGGTAAATACGAGGAGCGTGTCAACTCTACTTCTCCTGCTGGGCCAATTTTCGTTTTGAAAAATATGGGATGGACAGATAGTAAGTCTCTGAACATCTCCGGCATTGAGCCTGTCATCATCAAAGATTCGGACGGATTAAAGTTGATGGAGCTTGGAAGCCGCGTTCGTCCTTTATGCGGCGATAAACATGAGTAAAGAAATCACTCTTCACAAATTTCAGAAGCAGGCGCTCTTTTCCGGCAAGCGCATCACTGCCGCGGTTGCCGGGATTCAATCCGGTAAGACTTTTTCAGGGTCACTCTGGCACCGGATGAAGGCGAGCGAGTACACCGACAAAGACGACTGCATGATCGTGTGCGCTCCGACTTACAAGCTGTTGACCAGTTCAACTCTCCCTGCATTTATGAGATTGCATTCCGACATGGGGACATTGTTCAAAGGCGACATGGAGTTCCGGTTTCATCACGGCACGAAGGTTTTTATCAGGTCGATGGATAACGAGTGGAGCTGCGAGGGTATAACCAACTGCCGTGCGATCTGGGGAGATGAGGCAGGGTTATTCTCCACGCAGGCATGGATAAACCTCATGGGCCGCGCCGCACCGAAACAGGCTGATATTTTTCTGTCAACTACTCCATACCGGCTCAACACGTTTCTCTATCGCGACCTGTACGAGCCGTGGAAGGCGGGGAAGCGCGACGACGTTGAGATAGTTCAGTTCCGAAGCATTGACAACCCGTATTTCCCTCCCGAAGAGTACGCGCGGCAAAAAGAGCTTCTCGATGCGCGGATGTTCGGAATGCGGTACGAGGGGAAGTTCGAGCGCATGGCCGGCCTTGTCTATGCCGACTTTGATTTCCATAACTACACCGATCCTTTTCAGATTGACATGTCGAAGTACCAGGTGTACGGCGGGATCGATTGGGGCTATACAGACCCGTTCGCGCTCACCATCCGCGCCATCAGTAACGACGGAATGCATGACTACCAGGTCTCGGAATACAAAATGAGCGGGCACACTCCGGACGAGCAGATCACCATAACGAAGCAATACCAAAAGGTGTACGGCGTCAAGATGTGGTACGCCGACTGCGCGGAGCCGGGACTCATCGCTCTGTTTCAGAAATCAGGTATCCCGATCGATGCGGTTACTGAAAAAGGAATCGAGTACGGGATCTCTGTTCACCTGGCGATTATCAGGTCACACGCGCATAAGATTTTCAGAGGCAAGTGCCCGGAAACTGAAGCGGAGTACGAATCGTATCAGTACAAAGATTTCGACCCGGACAACTATTCCGCGGCAAAACCGCTCGACCTCAACAATCATCTCATGGACGCCAACCGGTATGTTACGGTGAAAACGATATGGCTGCGGGACAAGGCGTTCTGCCCGTATCCAGTTGTAAAGACGCATTTGCAGAAATTGCTTGACGGTGAATTTCGTCAGGTAAAATCGACTGACGATGACTGGTATGACAAATAAGGAGGAGTTATGAAGGCGCTCAAAGGCATGTTCAGGTCGAAAACGTTCTGGCTCAATGCGATCGGCACTGTCGCTGTTCTGATCAACGCAACGCAGGGGCAGATTGTTTCCACGGAGACGGCGGCAGCTATCCTCGCGGCTCTCAATGTGTTGAATCGGTTCCTAACCAAAAAACCGTTGGCGGAAAAATAATGCCGCTTTACGAATTCAAATGCCCGTCCTGCGGGAGTACTGCCGAAGAGTATTTCAAGGCCGCCGAAGAGAAGCGCAGCCGGTGCGAATGCGGAGCGCTTCGGGCGAGGGTGTTCACTCCTTGGACGGTTCACATGACGAAGTCTCGACCTCCTGCGGGATGCGTAGAGACCGGGAACGAGAAGATAAGCGCCGGAGAGCAGCCGGACCGCTACGCGAACGCAGAGCGGGAAATGCACCGGATTATCGAACAATGCCCTGACCTGGACGGGTCGGGCGACTGTGAATTGAGTAAATTGCATGCGTGAAGCTACCAGACCGATAGATCCGAATTCCGTCATAGCCGGACCTGACAATCGACAGCAGGCAGGACAGGGCGCCGAGGAGGAGCGGGAGGTGCGCCTCGTTCTCAATCTCATCGAGGAGGGAAAGGCGTACCGGTCGAAATTCGACGAGGATTGGGAGGATCGGCTCGACTTTTACAAAGGGAAGCAATGGAAAACAGGAGCGAACGCCCGCAGCAAACCAGTAATGAATATCATCCGTCAGATTATTCAGGCGACGATTCCCATTCTCACCGACCAGCGGCCCGGCTTCAACCCGATGGCGCGTGACCCTTCAGACTATCAGTTCTCGCAGTGCATGGCGACGCTGATTGAAAACTGGTGGGACAACTCCGGGATGGATCACACGCTCATCGAGGCCATTTTCTGCTCAATGCTTTACGACTGCGGAGTTCTCAAGGTCACATGGGACCCGACTCTTGAGGACGGGATCGGCGACGTGAATGTTGAGAATGTTGACCCACGAGACATCTACGTTCCCCGAGGGTGCCAGGATTTCACGAAAAACTGCGGGTGGGTGGTGCACAAGACGCAGAAACCGGTTGGCCTGCTGCGTCGCCTCTTCCCCGACATGGTTGATATGATCAAGGCGGACAGTGCAAAGGACGGGACTGAAAAGGTATCGAAATCCGATGACCTGAAGCTCGTAAGCCCTACCGACCAGTACTCGCCTAAAGGCATGGCCGGCATGGGAGAGTCGGCGGACGATAGAAAGCTATGCGATGTCGCAGAATGCTGGATCGACGACGAATCGCTCATCGAGGAGCAGCGGGACGACGGCAACGGAAATGTTGAGAAAGTCGTGAGGAAGAAATTCCCAAAAGGAAAGCTCATCACGATACTACCGAACCAAAACCTGCTCTTGCAATCGGTTGAGGCACCGTATGCACACGGAAAAAAGCCCTTCGTCCGGATCATCGACACGATTCTCCCGGGCGATTTCTACGGCGAGGGCGAAGCCAAGTCTCTCATGCCGACGCAGAAGATCATCAATAAAACTCTCGCGCACATTTTCGACGTGATGCAGCTCATGGCGAATCCGATATGGATTGTCGAGGAGGATTCAGGAGTCGATCCAGAGACTATCACCAATCAGGTGTCTGCGGTAATCAAGGTAGCTGCCGGGAAAAAAGATTCTGTCAGGCGCGATTTTCCTCCCGGCCTGCAATCCGGAATGATGGAGATTTACCGGACTCTCATCACGCAGGCTGAGCAGATAAGCGGGATCTCGGAGATTTCACAAGGGCGCCGCCCGGCCGGCATCACCGCGGCATCGGCAATCGAAAACCTGCAAGAGGCTTCACAAACGCGAATACGCGCAAAAGAGCGTAATTTGCAGGTTTCGCTTCAGCAGCTTGGCACGCAGATCATGGCGCTCATGATGCAGTTCTACCGGGAGCCGCGCGTAGCGCGCATCACCGGCAAGAGCAACGTGTGGCCGGAGTATTTCGAGTTCTTCATCGAGGAAACCGACAAAGGGCAATTCGTTCTCAATAAAAAAAATTACGTGTTCGACCCGCAGACGCAGAGCTACATGGCGGAACCGACGTACACAACGAGCGCTCCGACAAAGGGGCTAATGGATATCAAAATCATGGGCGGTACGGCTATGCCATGGGCGAAGACTACCCGGGCGAATATCGCTTTCAAACTGTTCGACTCGCAGGTCATTGACGGAAAAGAACTGCTCGAAACGCTGGAATGGCCGAACGCCGAACAGGTAGAACAGCGTATGGAAGAGAAACAGGCGGCAGCGATGCCCCCGCCGGGTGGCGGCGGACCTCCTGCGCCGGAACCAGGGAATCAAAATGCAAATGCCTGAAGAAATGCAAGGTGAACAGCAGATGGCGCAGGACGGTGGCGGTCAGACCCCTCCGGAAAACCCGATACTCGATGCGGTGCGAACGATCGGAACCTACATCGCAGCACTGTCGGAGCAGGGGGACCCGGCGGCTACGGAGTTGCAGTCGATCATGAGCCAGTTTGTTCAGGCTCTCGGAAAAAAGGCAGGGGACGGATCGAATATGGCTCCACAAGCAGAGGAGCAATCGCAGCAGCCAGGTATGCCGCAGGCGCAGGCCCCGGGAGGCGGGCGCGGGGTCAACCCCATGCTCGGCAACATGAGCGGCGGAGCCAGGGCGCAACGCGGTCAGGTGTCAGTCATTTAAACCTTTTGAAAGGGGTATCGATATGAGTGATAAGGGTGTAAGTTTCGCCGGCAACGGCGATAGCGATGTCGGCGATGGCGGGATGAAAAGCGAAAGCGGTGGAAGCCTTTCTTCCGGCGGTCCGCTTCAGTCGCCGAAGGGCGGCGAGCAGGGCATGAGCGCATCTGGCGAGATCGTCAACAATGTTGGCGAGGTCCCGAAGGGCGGCGGCGTGCAATTCGCCGGACCAAACGAAATGTGAGTAACGGTAGCGGCAACTACGTAATTTTTTAATCGGAGGATTGACTTATGGCAGATAATGACGGGATAGAGATGGAAGGCGAACTGACTGACGATGTAGGCGGACAGCCGCAGAGTGACCAGCCTCAAGGTGGATCGCAACCGCAACAGCAGGCCGACGGCCAGCAGCCGGGAGGACAGCCTCAGGCAGGTGATCAGAAGACAAACAGCCAGGGACAACAGCAGGTTTTCGACGGAAAGCAATGGGCGCTGAAGTATCGCGGACAGCCATACGTTCCGAAAACCAGGGAAGAGCTGACCAATCTCGCCCAGAAAGGATTTTCATACGAGCAGGAAATGGGACGCTTCAAAACTGAGCGTACTCAGCTTCAGCAACAGCTTGACGGACTGAAGAAACAGTACGGGCACTATGACGAGTTCGACAAAATGCTCAAGAGCAACCCGCAGCTGGCGGAAAAAATCGCTGCGACAATCCAGGAGATGCAGTCTCAGGGACAGCAGCCCGGTGGCCCCAATGTTCAGCTTTACTCGCAATTGAAAAGCGAGATCGAAGAGCTGAAGAGCCACAACACCGAACGAATCAACCTTGAATACGACAGGCGTTTGCAGGAGAGCGCTCAAAAGCTCAAGGCAGACCACCCTGACCACGATTGGGAATTCGACGACGGGACCGGGACGCTGCAGCAGCAGATCGTAAGGTTCGCTCTGGAAAGCGGAATCTCAAGCCTTGACCATGCATACTGGGCTTTCATGGGACCGCAGAACGGGACGAACGCGAGGGCGGACGCTTTGAAAAAGGCGGCAGCCGCGAAACAGGCCGCGAACAGGGCGGGGGTGGTACAAGGCGGAGCATCCCCAGGTGGTGCCCCGCAAAAGGGCGGCTATCAGCCGGGGATGTCGTATAATGACATTGCCCGCCGGATGGCCTCGGAACTCAAAACTTAACAGGAGATTGTCTTATGGCATTGACAGCCGAAATCTCTGCACTGACTCAGAAATATCTGATACCGAAGCTGGTTGACAATATTTTCGCCAGCAACGCGGCATTGCAGAGAGCAAAAAAGCGCGGATGGTACGATACCGTCGATGGCGGCACGCAGATTACCCAACCTCTCGCCTATGCTCAGACCACGAGCGCGGGATGGTACAGCGGTTCAGGAACCCTGCTTACCGATGACAACCAGCAGATCACCGATGCGATATGGGACTGGAAACAGGCATACGCATCGATTCAGATTACCCGCCTCGACGAGCTGAAGAACGCGGGGAAGAACGCGATCATCAATCACCTGAAGGCAAAGGTGCAGATGGCGGAGAAAACCCTCAAAGATAAGCTCGGGACCGCCATTTTCGGTGACGGGACAACCACGAACACCTTCGAGGGTCTAAAGATGATCTGCGCGGCAACCGGCACGCACGGAACCATCGCCAAGGGGACGTACTCATGGTGGCAAGGCCACGTCGATTCGACGACCACCGCACTTACACCTTCTTCTCTTCAGGCGTTGCTCGGAGACTGCACGGTTGACAGCGATTCGCCGACCGTGGTGTTTCTCAAACAGGATCAATTCGACGACTTGTGGGCGGCAATTCAGCCGCAGCAGCGTTTTGCCGACGAGGAAACCCTGAAGGCCGGGTTCAAAAATCTGATCTTCAACGGCATTCCCGTCGTAGTCGATTCGCACCTTGACAGCGGATACTTGTACGTTGTCAATGAGAACTATATTCAGCTCATCGCCCACAAGGATGAGAATTTCCGATTCTCCGGATTCCGTCAGCCGACAAACCAGAACGTCAAAGTGGCGCAGATTTTCTGGACCGGTGCGATGACGTCCAACAACAACAGAATGCACGGTATGATGACCGCGCTCGTTTAAGAAAGGGGTGAAAGCCATGAGTATCAGTGGACTGCAGCAAATAATCGAGGAGAGTGTCAGCCAGGTAACGGCGACGAACTCCGTTGAAATCGGGACCGAACGATGGAGTGGAGGTTTGAAGTATCAGTACATCTACAACAAATCCTCTTCCACCGCGTCAGTCGGTTACGCAATGGTACGGATCGGCGCCAACGCATCGGCGACATCCGGGTACAGCCTTACGGTCAGCTCGACTGCGGGCGATTTTGATATTGGCGGCGTCGTGTACCACAACGACATCCCGGCTCGTAATTACGGCTGGGTCGTCGTCAAGGGGGCGGTCCCGGCGTGTTATTCCAATTCCGGAACGACTGCCGGTCAGGGCGTTGCGCTTGATGGTAGCGGTGCTTTCCGTTCTCGTTCGGCGACAACTGGGAATCTTTACCCGTTCGTCGGTGTGGCGCTTACCGCCGCGTCGGCGGCAACGGCGCTCTGCACGTTCACCGTGTTTGTGAATTGCGCGTAAGGAATAATGGTGGCGGGGTAACTCCCGCCACTTAACAAACGAGGAGAAATATGCAAGTTGAAATGACTCTGCAATACAGCCCGTACATTGAGGGCATACCTCTCGGCAAAGAGGCTGCCTGGAACAATGCGGTTCGCAATGACGGGGTTACGGTAAAGACGTGGGAAAAGCAGTGGATTGAACAGACGAAGGTGAACTCCGGAACCCATGATTTCATTAAAGATAGCGCGTATCAGGTTTTCGAGGCTTGCGCCGGTCGTCCGGTTATCCTCGCAGGGGCGGGTCCGTCGCTTTCGAGAAACTGGAAAGATCTTATCGGCGACGGAGACAGATCGATCGGGCGCCAGGATGTCAGGATGGTGACGAATGTTCACAACTTCCCGTTCATGGAAGATCGCAACCTGATGCGACCTGATGATTTTTACCTTATCCTTGACGCCGGAGACATCTGCATCAAAGAGATGTCGGAAGGCGGAGCGCACGCCGACACACCTGACTGGTACTGGCAGAAGACGGAGAACCGGACGCTTGTCGCGTACCACGGGACTCATCCGGATTTCATTAAAAGGTGGAGAGGTCCGATTTTGTGGTATACCACCCCGTGCGCATCTGAAGAGCTTGCGAAGGAGATTTTCAAAATTGTTGATATCTCGAAAGTCCCGGGCTTCAACGTCGGCGGGAACGTGATGGGTGCGGCGCTGTACTTTTCAAGGGCGATTCTCGGATGCTCGGTCCCCATCTTTGTCGGGATGGATCTCTGTTTCTCATACGACCACAAATTCCACGCCTGGGATTGCTGGTACAACGAGAAATTCTCCGGTGTTATCCCATGGATTGACGTTTTCGGGAACCGCGTATGGACGTGGCAGTCGTATTTCGGATTTAAAAACTGGTTTGACTTCATGGCGTGCGGCGGGACCGGGAACAATCCTCAGTTGTGGATCAATGCGACCGAAGGCGGAATCATGGGAGCCTATCACGAGGGAAATATCAAACAGATTCTGCAGATGGATTTAAAATCCGCGCTGCAGATATTCTGCATGTATAAACGGATGCCGTCGATGCTTGAAAAGTCGGTCGGCGGGAAACTTCATCTCTTGTTTTGAAAGGATTGAAAAATGGCAAACACTTTTACGGTATCTCATGAAGACGTTTTCGGCGCGTGCCGTGTCAGGGTCGGAACGTTGACAATGACGGACGGGGCGGCAGGATCTTCGGCAAACGCAGGATTCAACAGCATATTTTTTGTCGTTGATAACAGCGCAACGCAGGCGAATATCAGCCATACCGGAGGATCGATAATCGCGTGTACCGCCGCGTCGGCAGCAACGTTCCAGGTCATGATTTTCGGCACATAAAATGCAATTCGCATCTGACACGCAGAGGGTAAGCAACCTCAAGTACAACGACAACCGCTATCTTCGTAAGAACGGCACTGCTGCGCAGACCGTTACCGGTGCGGTGTCGTTTACTGGTGACGTGACAGGTTTGAACCACGATTTCCTTTCCGCTACTCACGGAGACACCACGGCGGGGACCGTCACCAGAGGTGATATTATTACCGGACAGACAGCTACTCCAAAGTGGCGGCGACTTCCGATAGGAACAAACGGATATTTTTTAAAGTCAAACGGAACAGAAGCGGCGTGGGCTGCTCACGGGTTGACATATTCAGACGTTGGCGCTGCCCCTGCTGCTCACGGAGTCTCTACGCCATATATTCCATACGCCTCTTCGGCAACGGCGTTCAACGAAAGCAACCTTTATTACGATGTCGCAAATACTCGACTTGGAATCGGAACCACTTCTCCCGCTGAAACGTTAACCGTTAACGGATCTGCTCAATTCGGGGGGAGAAAATATCATCAGACATCTGGTATAACTACCGGGGCTGGAGTGGTTAATGGTTTCAACGTAACCCTGAACCTCGAACACGGTACAACGCTAAATGTAAACTATAATTATAAAATATCTCTGACGACTGGAACAACATCAACGGACTCGGGGGCACTTTACATTGTACATTATATACAAAATACAACAACATGGGTAGCTAGAGCGGTGTCGATGAGTGGTACATCAGGAAACAACCCGCAGCTATCTATATCCGGTAGTAATGTGGTTGCATGGACGAATCACGCATCCGCGTATGGTATCTATATATTAGTAGAGTCATTAGAAAAAGTAAATGATGACGGTACGGCGCATGGCATGGGAGCTGACTATCATTGGCAGAGATTTATCTCTGATTTATACTATACAGATGGTAATGTAGGTATAGGAACATCATCCGCTCAAAGACGCCTTGAGTCGAGCGTGGAGGATGCGGTGACGGACTCAGTAACATATGCAGCCAGATTATCTCATTTTACATCAGGTGATGCTGCTGACGGAATGGGAACAGGATTAGAGTTCGTTACTGAAGATTTATATGGTACTGTTGTGGTGTTGTCAACGATTGAAGCCGTCGGCACAGGGATGGGCAATACCCATCCTCATGGTGATCTGCTGTTTAAAACCTATTATGAGGATGGTGGTGGGTTAGCCGAGAGAATGAGAATTAGTTATAATGGAACTATTAGTGTAAAGGATAATAATATAACCGACATCAATACATTGACATTCCACAATGCTTCAAATTATATAATAAAAGTTCAAGAAGATGCCGATACCGGTCTTTATTATGACGTATCCTCACACGTTTTCAGCTTCAGGCAGAATGCCACAGAGAGGGCGACCGTCGATCTTTCAAACGGAAACATGACGATGGGAAGGGCCACCGTGGGAACGTGCCAGGAATTCGCCGACAACGCAGCAGCGGTCGCCGGCGGTTTAACTACTGGAATGCTGTATCGAACCGGGGACGCAGTAAAGATTGTGCATGCATAATATGAAAACCGTTCAAATTATATATGGAGACGCACCCGAAAAGGTTCTTCGATGCATGGAGAGCGTCAGAGAGTTTTACCATGACGTGGCAATATTCAAGTTTGCAAAAGTGGAGAACCCTGTAAAACTCTCCGATCTGTATAGATTCGACATACTAATGAGGTATGACGACATTTTATACATCGATTGGGATGTAATGTTGAGCGAGCCTCTCGAACTGATAAAAAACGGTTTGCCATGCTGCAATTATTATAAAGGACAGCCCGATTATTCAATAATTTATTCGCCCGTCAAGGGGTTTTGGGTGGAACTTGAAAAGGAGAGGGAATGGCGGGGAATATCGACGGACTCATACGGGTTCATCAGGAAGCTGTTGAGATTTAAGAACGTCAACGAGATAAAAGGCAATTACGAACATTTAAGAGGAGAAGCAAAGTGGAAATGACACGGATTGAAGTTCGCGAACTTTCGGCAAAAATCGAAGCGACGCTGAATTCTGAAACGGAACTCGCCTTCGAGGTGGTTTATGCCCTCAACAAAACAAAAGGGAAATTGAAAAGAATTGTTGACGAGATCGAGGAATTGGTTTCCGCATCGCAGAAGCAGGAGCGAATACTCTCTCTGAAGTTCTGCTCGAAGGACGAATCAGGAAAGCCGATAATAATTGGAAATCGTTATGCCGGACTTGAGCACGGGATCAATCCGGAATATGACGAAAAGATCGAGAGGCACATCGGCGACAGGCTTGCCTATTTAAATGAGAACATCGACATCGAAATACATTACATTTCGGTCGATATGATTCCCAAAACCGGCAAAGCGTCCGTTCTCGATACGCTTAGTTGTTTCGTTAAAGATTAGTAAAGATTAGCATGGATGAGATTTACAGGATTCTTGAACGGTTCTTCTCCGCCGCCCCATGGCCGACAGCCGCCATTGTAATAGCGTTTATGGCATGCAAATTTCGACCGTGGTTCGGTGGATCAAAAAAGCCGGAAGTTAAGCCGGAAGTAAAAAAGGATGACTATGTCCTGAAAGCAGACTGTCATTCCCATATCGACGGACTGAAAGAAGAAATCAACAACAGATTCTCTGAAATAAAAGAGGATATTCGCGAAATTCGCGATTTGCTGTTTAAAATACAAAACGAGAGGTAAAAACAATGTCCACATTAATTGATCTTGCGCAAGGAATTGAAACTGATTACCAGGGAGATATCTCCGGGTCCGTAAAAGTCTGTCGCCCTAATATGGCGGCTGCAATAGGTGCCGGAAATCTACCGTATATCCGTGAGGTGATCGGAGTTCCCGATTCCCAGGCTGCGGGCGTCGTGTACGGATATTTTCTTGTAAAGGCACAAACGAGCCTTTCTAATGATTTTGCCATTCTTGAAGTAGGATGTATATATGATCGAGACAATGCATCGTCATATTCAATTGCCGGATCAGGAAGAACTGTTCTCGATAATTACAAATCGTATTATCGGCCCTTCGCATCCGAGTCTGACAATCTTCTGACGCATGTGCTAAACTACTTTGCAACAGAGCGGGATTTGTTGTTTGCAGAGAAGATTGACATAACGATAGGTACGCCGGTCTACGGGCATGTTCAGGGCCAACACGTTGTCGGTGACGGTATTACCGGAACTGGATGCTACAGCGAAACCTGGGTATTCCAGGCGACGTATCCTTGGGGTACTCCCGGAAATATTATTTCTTGGAAAGAGTAACTTATGGCGACACGAACATGGTCAAGCGCAGCATCAACCGACTTAAACGATGTGGCCAACTATAGCGGGTCCGGAGCATTTCTTACAACAGACGACCTGGTTTTTGATAACACGTCTGTCGTGAATGCCACTGCGACAGAAAGCTTGAGCGTGAACAGCGTTACGGTTGCAGCCACCTATTCGGGCAACATGACGTTTTCAGGGTATTCGATTACGTGCGCAAACGGCAACGTGTCTTTCGATGGGATCGGGACATTGAATTTAGGCAACGGAATCACCATGAGCGGCGCTTCGGCCACTTTTCATGTTGGCTCAGGAGTCGGAACGGTAACGGCAACAAGTTGTGTCGTAACGATGAACGGTACGACCGCGATGGTGATTGACGACGATAAAGGGTGCGCGTTTAAAATGTTGATTTTAGGTGTAAATGCCAAGATCGCTAATAATGGCAATGCTGCAAGTGTATATTCAAACGTAACCACCCCTTTTATTATGGGTGCATCTTCTTCTTTGGTAAACAATAAAACGCTTAAATTTGTTTTAACCGGACCATCGGCATTTACATCGTTGGGAAGCGGATATGCCATATCTGGATCACAAGCAATTAATTTTCAAGTTGGTGAAAATTCAATTACTGTAACCCTTCCATCGATAACAACAACAAATACTCCATTAATATTAGTTGAATCAGGCGCGTCGAAAACAGGATGGACATTTCAATTAACAGGCGCAATAAATGCAGGTACAGCAAATTTAGACATTGCCGTTGCAAATGCAAACAGTACTGGAACATTTGACTTTAACGGACAAAATATAATTTGTGGATCATTCAGATCCGGAGCGTTTACCACAACTAATAATGTTACACTTGATTATAGTTCAGGAACTTTTTCGGTTACGTCTTTTGCAGGTTCTGTATACAATGCATCTTGTACGATATCTGAAAATTTTCAATCGTCACAATGGACATGTTCTGGCAACTGGACGTTTGGAAGTAACCATACAATTGATCCCGGAACATCAAAAGTAACCATTACAAATACTTCAACAATAACAAGCAATGCAAAACTGTTTTATGATCTTATTATTAATGCATCAGGAAAAACCATTACGCTTGCCGATGCTTTAAGCGTTCACGATTTTACAGTAACGGAAGGAACTTTAACTGGTAATTTTTCAACAACATGTTCCGGGGATGCTTCATTTTCTGTAAGCACCACCCTCTACAGGTTGATAATGACCAAGGCGACATCGAGGACAATCACCGTACTCGCAGGCGGAACGCTTACATTGTCAAACGTTACCGACACAAACCTGAATGGGTCGGCCGGCGCTTTGACGCAGTGGAGATCAACTATTCTTGGGACTGCCTTCAATCTGTCGATCCCTGGAATAATTACACTGACTTATCAAAACCCGCAGGATAGCGCGGCGTCTGCTGAAATCACCGCAAACGACGGAACGAGCCTGAACTGGGGCGGAAATACCAACTGGACGTTTCCGACGGTATCGGCATCAAGAAAAAGAAGTTTCATTTATAAAGTTTTTAAAGGAGATTAAAATGCCTGAAAGGTACATGCAGAAAATAGCGGCGACAATAGCAGACGGATACAGCGAAAGCAGCGCGATAAACGTCGCGTCGTTTAAGTTCGTTTCGGTGGAATTGCCAACCGCGTCAATCGGCCTTGCGTCTTCGACGGTGACGGTTTACCTGAAAGGGTCCGACGCTTCTGATGGGACGTTCAGGACTCTAGCGATAAACGACGTGAGTTCGATCGCGTCGGCAACTACGGGAAACATTACGGTGAGTGCGGACATGAACCTGCTCCCGTATATCAAGGTTTGCCTGTCTTTGAACACGGCTACCGCCGCGGCGTTTGCAGCGGTGGTGCATTGCTATTATTGATTACATCCGCACGGAATCGGCACACCGATGCGGAATAAATAACTTTTACGGAGGAGGAAAGTATGGCACAGATGGTTAAAGTGGTAAACGTTGGAACGGTTGACTACATTGACACGTATCGGGATAACCCGGTAAAAATTCCAGCCTGGAAGAGCATTACGATGCAGCGGAGGGACGCGATCGAGTTTCTCGGGCGAATGAGTCCGGCGGGAAAAGACGGGAAGCCGGTTCCGAAAATGCTGGTAATAGAACCGATCGAAGCGAGCGGGAAAGAGGAGGCTCCGGAAGGAAAGTTCATCTGCAATCTCGACGGGGCTGAATTCGACACGCAGGAAGAACTTGACGAGTACCTGAAAAAGTTCGCGTCGAAAACGGTGTCCAGAGAAATAATAGATAAAACAAAAAGGGACGAATAATGACGCCATCAGATGTTTACACGCTGATACGCAACCAGTGCGACGAGTCTGAAACCACGTTCTGGGGTGAGGCCGAAATTTACCAGTACATGAGTATGGGTGAATCAATAATCGCGAAAAAGATCGGCCTCATTGAAAAATCACATACGACGACAACCTCCATCGGGGTTCGCGGAGGGTACTCTGCCCCCGCAGGTGTGATAACCAGGGCCACATGGGACGAAGTCTCGTTGAAGTGTGTAAACCACAACGATATTGGTAAAATAGAGGGTGAGGCGTACGGCGGAGTTACCACAACAGGAAATCCGAGATATTATTATGTGTATGGGGAGGAGATAAATCTTTCTCCAATACCGGCATCGGCGAAAACCCTCAAAACGATGTATCGAGGATATCCAGACGCCGTTACCACCGCTTCGACGGGGTGGTCGATCCCGGAGGACTACGGTCAGCATATCGCCGATTTCGCGCTATGGAGAATGTTCCTCAAGGATCAGGAAATGAAAGAAACCGCGATCGCGTTCAAAAACGAATGGAACGAAGGACTGAAAGACATCGAGCATGATTGGCAGCAGCGACGAGACAGAAACATGTATTCTGTTGTAAACGAATACGATCCGATGGAGACGGGTGAATGAAATACAGTTTCGTTATAAACAAGTTCGACGGCGGCCTGAATAATAAAATATCGGCGCTGCAAGGGGAGCCTAACGAGTCTCCTGACCTGCAGAACGTCGTTTTTGATGACGTTGGAGCCGTCGGGACAAGAAACGGGTACGCGAAAGTAAATTCAAACGCCGCGTCCGGAGCGCTCGATATGATCCATACATACCGGTCGAATTCCGGATCGGTTTTGCTTGCAGCGTACAGCACCGTTTATGAATTGTCCGGAACCGCACTTGTGGCGATCACCGGCTCGACCGACGTATTCTCTGCCGGGGTTCGCATTCATTCTGAAAATGCTCAAAACTACGCCTTCATGAGCAACGGGACATCGAAGTACAAATACGATGGCACCGATTTTACGGTGTGGGGAGTGGCGACCCCTGGGACGGCAGCAGCATCGGCGATAGTTTCCGGAAACAGCACCCTTGCCGGGTCGGCCGGAGTTGTAGACTACTCTTATAGGTTCGCTTTCATAAATTCGACGAACGTCGAAAGCGCGGCCTCGCCGGTGAAGACGTTCACGATAACGAACACCTGCTCTCCTGTAAACATCGCCTTCGACGCGATCCCGGTATCTCACGGAATAAATTACGTTTCAGTTTACCGTGATGACTACCTTCTCGACACGGTTACGGCCGGAGTTTCGGTGAGCGACGTTCACGCCACCCTTACCACGGCGAGAGATACGGCCATCGTGTCGAAGACCCCTCCGGCAATCAACATCTTTCTGTACCATGGCGGGTACATGTTCGGGGCGACTGAGGCGACGACGAACCTGTATTACTCCGAGATCAACTCTCCGGAAGCGTGGGACCCGTCGGATTATATCCGTGTAGGAGACGGTGACGGGTATACGATCCGAGGACTTGCGATTTACAACGACGGACTCGTCATAGCAAAAGAAGACGGGTTCGGCAATGGAAAGGTATTCGTTCTTTACATGCCGGACTCCACACCGGCAAACTGGTCGCTGATAGAACTCGATCTTTCTTACGGATCGGTCAGCCCTCAGGTAATGTGCCGGTTTTCAACATTCCTCATGATGCTCAACAAGGGCGGCGTATACGATTTAAGCCAGGTTCAGATGGGCGTGATGAACTCGACCGCCCTTACTTATCCTGTCGAGCCGGACGTTGAAAGCTGGGTACTGGCCTATCTCAAAAACACTACGGCGATCACGTATAAAAACAAGGTATGGGTCTCAGTTCCTTACCTTTCCGGAACGACGAATAATCGAATTTATCAATACGATTTCGTCAGGGGAAAAGATGCCGTCGGGGTTGGCGCATGGTCGCGATTTACCGGTATGGCGATAAAGGACTTTTGTAACCTCGCCGGAACGATTTACGGGTCAGATTATTCAGGGTATATCCACAGGCTCGATTACGGGCACGACGACAACGGGGCCGCAATTGATTCGTATTTCAAAACGATGCACATTCACGGACTCGATGAGCACCGGGACAACTGGAAGGTGTGGCGGTACGCGCTCGTAACCCTCGACGTGTCGGGAAGTTGGAACGTTGAAGTCTCGTGGAACACCGATTATCACACCGATACAATAGGTAGTTTCAACGCCGACGTGAGCAACGACGGATCGTTGTGGGGGACATTCATCTGGGGAGTTGACAAGTGGGGATCGACTGCAGGTCAGAAGGTTTTTCGGGTACCGATAAACGTTGTAAGCCGGTCGATTCAGCTCAAGTTCTCCACGAATGCCGTCGGGCAATATTTCAAGCTTTACAAAATATCGATGCATTACACTTTGAGAGGGGTGAGGTAAGATGGCTGAAAACAGGTTTAAGTACGAAAACGGGAAATGGTACATCTGGCAATCCCCGCCCAACGACCTTGCTACATCTGATTTAGATGTGGGTAATTTACCGGCTCAATGGGTAGAAACAGACGAAAAAGATATTTCCGAATGGACCGGGGGAAAAGAATTCATTCAAAGTCAGAAAAAATACGACGAATATAAAGAAACGAAAAAAGAAGAAGAAAAAATAGCCGCTGCAAAGCCGCCGGCGGCCCCTATTTCAATCAATCCGTTAAAAACGGTTCAAACGTACGGACAGGCTCAACCTCAACAAGGATCAGAAATAGAACAACAGCGAATAATCGATTCGATGCGACGCAGCGTCGAAACTCCGCAGATCCCGGAATACGATTACAATTTGAGCATGCCGACGAGGCCGTCATCGAGCAATATTCAATCTGAGCGCGACATCACCGGCAGAAGTACGACCGGTGCGGGACTGCAGAAAAAAATCACTCCATACGACCAGGAACAGGCCGCTCTACGCCGTATGATGCAGAGGGGGTATTGATGGCCACCACTACCGTCAACGGAGCGCCTGCGGCCCCGCAGAATAACCAGTACGATCTTCAGCGCCAACGAGTGCGCGACGAGGAAGCGAAAAACCGAAAGCTGCAACAGGAAGCGATGCAGCGCAGCCTCGCCGGTCGCGGCTTCGCCGGTGGTACCGGGTTTGCCGAAGCCCAGACCAATAAAGCCGATATCGAAGCGAGAGAGGGAGAGCGTCAGCGCCTTGGAGGCATCGACATCGCCGAAGCCGGAGCCGAAGAGCAGCGTGCGGAGGCCGAGCGGGCGCGGACGTGGCAGACCGGAGAGCGGGTAGGGTCTCAAGAGTTCGCCGGTGGACAGGCGGCCGAAGAGCGCAAGTTCCAGACCGGGGAAAGGGAAGGGACTCAAACCTGGCAAGCGTCCCAAAACGCAGAGGTCAACAGGTTGACAGAGCGAAGGTTGACGGCTGAAGAGCAGGCGGAAGCCCGTAGAATGGGCCTTTCGGAAGATCAGTTTGCAGAACAGAAATTGCAGAACGTGAGAGAGTACGGCCTGTCGCTCGAAGAGTCGAACCAAAGACAACTGCAAATCGATGACGCGGCGGCCCAGGCGCAATCAAAACTTGATTTCGACTACTGGTCGAAGGAAGCGGGCTTTGCCGATGCGGATCGGGAGCGGGCATGGCAGGAGAGGCAAGGAGCGCTTGAACGGGAAGAGGTATCGGCCGAAAACAGGGAAGCACGCGAATTTCAGCTTTCACTTTCCGGGTATCAAGATCTTCTTACTCGCGGGCGGATGGAGCTGCAGGACACGCTCGAAACGAATCAGGCGGCTGTAAAAACCAGAACCGATCTGATGTATCAGTACGGGGTGAGCAACACGCCTGTTGACACCACAAACCTTACCCAACTTGAAAAAGACTCGTATGAAATGGGCAAGTCTGGTCGAGGATACGAGGATATGCAGAAATATATCTCTGACCAGACAACTTTGAGAAATCAAATTGTTCTCACCCTTGCCGAGGCTCCTGAATTGAAAGACGATATCACGGCGATCTGGAAAGAATTTGACGACTTAATAAATCCGTCCGCTCTTTACGGACAGGGAGGATAACATGGACCCAGGTACAATTATTATGGGGCTTGCGGCCCTTGCCAGCCTTGTAGGCGGTGGGGCGTCTGCAGCATCAAAGGCAAAAAGCCAGCGAGAGCAGGAAAAGGCAGCGGAAGAGGAGAAGGAAAAGCAGGAGCGGCTGGCGCTCCGGCAGGCTATGGCGCGCTCTCTTGGTACCGAAGGAGAGCCGTACGTCAACCCCAACGTAAAACAGCCGACCGCTCCGAACACCGCATGGAGCGACATCTTGCAAGGCGTCGGGCAGGTTGGAATGCAGGGAGCGGCACAGTATGAGGCAGACCGCATGTACCCGACCACCCAGACAGGCGGCGGAACAACGACATCGAGAATACCACGCAGAACGCAGCAGGGGTATATTACATGAACGATCCTGACGAAAAATCGAAACGGATGTTCGAGGCTTTCCGCCGGTACGGCCTTCCGATACTCGGCGTTGCAGAGACGATAGCAACACGTGGCGCATCCCCAGGAAATACCGCCATGGGGGCCGAGCAGGTTTTCCAGCAGCAGGAGGACAGGGCGAAGAAGTCGAGTATGGACGAAGAGGACCGGAAGCTTGCGGCGATGGACCGGGCTTTGAAAGAGAAGGTCGCCGGATCTCAATTGCGGTCCGGGGAGAGGGAAGAGGAGCAGTATACCCGCGAGAAAGGCTTCTCCGACGAGTGGCGAGCCGGAGTTGACCAGCTACCCGACCTGACACCGACAGAGAAGCTGATGCTTAAAAACGCCGGGCCTGAAAAGGGCGTGCAGTTCCTCATCGAAAAAGGAAAACCGGACCTGGCGCGTGAATTGCTTGCGGCGCGGCTATCTTCTACGGAAAAAGTCGCTGGGCAGCGGATAGAATCGGCTGAAGAAATTGCGGGAAGCAAGATAGCCGCCGGGAAGGAGAAGGTGGAGAAAAAAGCCGAAGCCGACGAAACCGGGAAAGCCGAACTGAAAAACAACCTCATCACGCAGATTGAGATCGTTAAAAACCACCCTGGAAAATACAGCGGAGTCGCTGCCGGTCAGGTGACATCATTCCTGCCGACAGAATCCCGTGATTTTAAAAAGCAGGTAAACAAGCTTAAAAGCCTCGCCACCCTAGATAATCTCAAGTATTTGAAAGGTCCAATGAGCGACAAGGATATAAAAATCATCTCTGACGCCAGCAGCGCCCTAGACTTGGCCGGGAAGCCGGAGGCGTTTGACAGGGAATTGTCGAGACTTCAGACGTTTATCAGCGGCGGCGGCGGAGAGACTCCTGCGCCTGCGCCATCCGGGGAGCCTGCAGCGGGAGGACTCGACGCCGCGAAAAAGAAACGCCTTGAGGAATTGAGGGCCAAAAAAGCCGCAGGAACATTGAGGTAAAAATGCCACTCACCGAATCCGAAGAACTCGAACTGCTCGAACTCGAAGAGCTTGAGGCGATGTCCGGACAGGCAAATCCGACGCCGACAGTTCCACGTGAAACAAAGCAAAGGTACGGTCAACGGGTTCAGGCCGACATCGAAAAGGCCGCCGGTGAAACTATCGCCAGTCAGCAGAAAAGCGGGACCGGCATCAACCGTCTTCTTTCCACGGCCGCCGGTGCCGGAAAATCCATGATGGCGTACCCCGCAAACGTACCCGGTGTGAAAGAGCTGGCAGAACTGGCCGGGAAGGGGTTTGCTAAAGCAATGCCTGGAACTGCCGGGGCGATCGGAACCGCATTAAATTTTACAGAGAAACGCGCTCCGGAAGAATTTAAGAACCTCGCCTCGATCGCAGGGACGGCCTCTACGCTCATCCCGGCGGCGGGGGTCGCCGCGAAGGTGCCTGCCGTTGCCTCGAAGGCTGCAGGGGCCGCCGGAAGAGGTATTGAGCAGGCCGGAATCTCTGCTCTCGGCGGGCAAATGAAAATACCGAAAGCGATTGCACAAAAAGGGTACGGCGGACGGCTCGATCTCAAGAAGCAGAACATCCTCAAAAACATCTCGAAATACAATCTTGAATCATTGACCGGGAATTTCTCGAAAATGGCGGATAACGCTTCTATGATGGCGACCGGGCGGGTGGGTAAAGCAGACGAAATACTTGCAGGCATCGCGCAGTCTCCTGCGGCTCCGCAGGGGCAGTTTGTAGACGACATCATTATGGACGCCATGGATAAGCTCGACGACATCGCCGCTGTCGGCAAAGAGGGTCAGGCACAGGCAGTAATCGACAACATCATCGCCGGAGCTACAAATCGAGGGATGGCCGGGACCGGTCCGCAGGGCATCGACGCGATAATCGATTTCAAGCGGAAACTCGACCCGGACGGGAACCTGTTTAAAACAGGTCCGGCGGTAAGCGAAGCAGACAACCTCGACCGGTCGATCAGAAAAGAGCTTTATCATTCGGCGGTGAATAAAATCCGGGAAATTTCTCCCGAGGCCGCAGACTTGAACAAGCAGGCAAAAGAGCTGATCGATATTTCCAACGCCGCGTCTGATGCGGCATCGAGGACAGTAAACCCGAATAAGATTTTCTCGATGTCGAACATGCTTGTCGGCGGCTCCGGGACAATGGGGGCTGCGGCATTACAAAGCCCTGAAGTTTTGGCAGGAACCGGCGGAGTCCTTCTTCTCAAAAAACTTGCGGAGCAGGGGCGCGGTCCGGCGCTTCTTATGAAAACCGGAAAATCGTTGCAGGGAAGAAACCCGGTTGGAAACAGCGGAATCGCAGACCTGTTGAAAAACGAACGTGGCGCAGTCGGAGGAGCCGCTCAACAGGAGCTTTCCCCGCAGACCATACAGGCGATAGCCGACGCTGCCGAACGCCACGGAGGAATTCAAAACATCGACATGGTGGGAACGCGCAGGAGTTTTTCGAATAGCGTTCAGGATGGTTTTCTTTGGTACAACACCCCTGACGGAAGCACACATGTAGTAAAAATCAGGCCATCGCAGGAAGTTTTCAAAGGGCAGGCCGGGAGCGTCGGTGGTATCGGAGATGCTGCGGAGCAGTTCGTCGGGACAACAGCGATCCGCGATCCGGCGACCGGTAAGATTTATACCGGTGGATTCCGGGGGCACCGAGACGCGATTCTGAAAGGTGAAACACCGGAGATTCAAGATCGGTTGAAACAGGAATATTTCAACGACACGTTTTCAATTCCGACCGGGCACATAGGATATATTGACAAGAGAGGAAACTTCCTGTCTCGTTCCGAAGTGGAAAAGGAAATTTCAGTTCCGAAGTCCCCGGCGCAGATGTTTCACACCGTCGGTCTTACAGCCGGGACCGGAGCGGCGGCAGGGGCCGGACTCGGGATCGCCGGGCTTTTAAACAGAAAATAAGGAGAACAACATGGCAGACCCTTCAATTCCCAATGTGTTTGTAAACGGGCAGGCGTCAAACGCTACGACGATGAATGAGAACTTTGACGCGATAATTACGGCGATATCGAGCGCCAGTACCGCCGACCTCGGGTGCGGGACTTTAAAGGTTGCCACGATTGCCTTTGCTTCGGCGGTGGTTTCCGCCATGCAGAGCGCCAGCGTGAATCAGTTGACAGTTGTAAACACATTTAACGTAGGGCACGTAGCCGCATCGTCGGTTGCGTTTGGTGCTTTGGCGATCAGCGGAAATGTCGGGATGAATTTAAACAGCGGTACGGTTTATTTCGGAGCCGACGCTACAGATGGAACGTGGAGACTGGGAAGAAAACCAAACAACGATGACGGGGTATGGTTTGAGAAATATTCCGCGACTACGTGGGTTATAAAAGCAAGCATCGCAGAAGAGGGTTCTGTGAGGGTCCCTGTTGACGGAGCAATCGAGCTTAATGCGCCGGCTCCTGGTGTTTCATGGGATGGAGCTTGGAGGATTTTAGTTAAAAGCAGCACCTGCTCAGTATTAAATCTTTTGTTCCAACAATACAACACCACTGATTGGTTCACGATAGCATCTTTTACAGGTGCAATATAAAAAAAGCCCCGGTTGCCGCCGGGGCCTGTTTCTCCTCCGAACGGCGGAAGAGTCGAGCAACCGGGAGCCTCGGCGAAACCGCCTTGCTTTTAAGTACGTTTATCGCAAATTCTACCATAACCCACTTTGCAAACACCGCAATCCCGCGAATCGCATTGTTTTGTGTCGCAAAATTCTCCTGTGTTGATTGACGAAGATAACCTGAACCCGTCTTCGCAATTCTTACCTCTCGTCCCGATATCCGCAGCCCAATCGTGTTGCATCGGGTAAATGATGTAAAAATCTCCCTGGTCGTATCCACTCATGCCTTCTACTTCACTGATGAGATCTTCATTCATTTTTTCCGGGCATCGCAACCCGACGACGTTGATCTCTTTTCCGATCGACAGAGCGACATCGACGATTTTCTGCGCCTTCATTTTAGGGATATAGATGAGGCCGCGATCAAAATTCCTGCCCGCATCTGCAACGCGGTTGATAATGAACGATGCGGCCTCATCGATATTCCAAAAAAATCTTGTCATTTCTGTTGAAGTTATTGTGAGCGCCTTGCCGGCGGCTGCGGCAGCTTTCCACTTATCGATGACCGATCCACGAGACCCGAAGACATTCCCATACCTCGCAACGTTGAAGCACGTCTTCGATGTCATGTTGTTCATTCCGATCCATAGACGCTCAATCGCCGCCTTCTGTGCGCCATAAGCAGAACACGGGTTACACGCCTTGTCGGTCGATAGAAAAATAGCCTGCTTTACTCCGCACTCGATACATGCTCTGGCGACGTTCAGAGATCCGGTCACGTTCACGCGCAGGCTCTCGATCGGGTTGTATTCGCAGGCGTCGATTCTCTTCATTGCCGCAGCGTGAATGACGACATGGGCGCCCTCCATTCCGTAGACGAGCCTGTCGTAGTCGCATATATCGCCGACGATGTACCGCATGCCACACGCTCCTCCCGGCGGGAATGTTTCAGCCATTGCCGCCTGCTTCGCCTCGTCGCGTGAGTAGATGACGATTTTCTCCGTTGGGTGAAGTAGATTTTCCTTTGACAACAGTTGAGAAACCAGCTCTTTCCCGATGGTTCCGGTTCCGCCTGAAATGAAATAGTTCATTTTGACCGCCTGTACGTATTTTGAATGTGAACGAACCCGAGTTTCTTGAAAAGCTTCTGCGATGGATAATTCTTCGGCGCGATGTTCGCAAAAACCTCTTTCCCGGTCGATATTCTTTTTACTACCGACAGGGCGATACCTCGTCGCTGGTAATACTTCAGGATGAAAATTCCGATCTCATTGTTTTTCGTAATGTAAACATTTCCGCAGCTCATCCAGGTTCCGTCAACCATGACCTTGATTATATACCATTCACGATACGGCTTACTTTCAACAAAGGCGACATGATCTCCAAATTTAGGAAGTTTTCCGTCGTGACTGATGTTTGCAACTTTTGGTCGTTCCGAAAGACACCCATACAGAAGTAACATGTCTGAATAATTGAACAAATAAACATCGGTGAGCTTGATTTTATGCTTCATGTGTTCCTCTTGAATAGTTTTTCGAATCGACAGAAACTAATTTTATTCTCATATCTTTTTTACTTCTTTTTAAAATGCTTACCGCAATCTTGACATAAAACAACGTCTTTATTGTTAGATACGAAAATGGTATCGTGAGGGCATTTTACATTTGGACGTGTAGGGAGTTTTTTCCAATGCGTTATAAAATCATTCAACATCCATATTTTGTCGTTGTGGCCAACGTCAAACGAATGCCATTCTTTGAATTCACTATACCACGCTATCGTAACCTTATGTAGTTTTATTCCGTAAACTAAAACACGCTCGCCTGATCGGGGCAACGCTTTATTGGCTTCAATCCATTTCTCCATCATGAGTTCCTCTTGAAAATTGATGCAGGCATTCTCCCGACGAGACAAATTTCTTTGTCTCGTATTTCTTTGAGGGTTTCTACTGACTTTTGCAACAACAGCCCATACTCTTCTTTTGTCCACCCCATTCTCGGGAAGAACGCCGGTCCGAGCAGAACCCCTTTTTTGAACATCTCTTGCCAGAAGATAAACTTCACGATTTCGGGGCCGGTCCAGACTCCGCGGGTTGCGTACCCCTTCAGCTTTATTTCAAAAGGTAGATTGTTGAAGTCGTACATGAATTTATCTGAACGGTCCCAGAAATCGATGAATTCAACATCTCTGATATTGCATATATTTATCGCGTTGTTAAGAGCAGTCGGAAGCCCTGCGAACGTGTACGAGTGGAACACCGGCTTGTCCATGATGGCGCGCGGGCCGCCTATGATCGATAGCGGATACCCGCCACCGAGCGCTTTCCCGAGCGTGATAAGGTCCGGGGCAATGCCGTACCATGTTGAAATCGATCTCGTCGGAACTCGAAACCCGGTAATGATCTCGTCGAAAATAAGAACGATTCCTTTTTTTTTCGTGATTGAGCGTATTTCCTCCAACTGCTCTCTGACATCGAGATCGAGCGTTACCGGTTCCACGATTACTGCGGCGACGCCTTCGGGGTGCCTGATTAGATCGCTGTCAACTCCATTCAGCAGCTTTATCACCGCATTAAAATCGTTTGCCTGGACGATGTACCCGGGAATACACCCGAGCGATGGAGGGGTATTCATCGTAAACGCGCTTTGGCAGGAGTGGTATCCGCAACTGATTACGTATTTTTTACCGGTGTGCGCCCGCGCGTATCGGATAGCACCCTCAGTTGCGTCGGCACCATTGCAGCCATACCGCACCATTTCGACAAATGGGAAAAGTCCACAAAGCATACGAGCAAGAATCTTTTCGCTTTTATGGGGAAGCGACACCATTCCGCCCGACGGTTCGCAATCGACCAGTCGTGCTCCAAGGGCGGAAACGGTGTCGAAAACGTCTTTTCCATCATCGAACTCTAAAAATTGGCCACTTGATCTGGTAATCGACTCCGGAATATTCTCCGGATAATTGCAGTGCATTTTCGAAAATGTTGACGCTCCTCCAAAAATCATTTATCCTCCCGTAATAAATTTGATATGCTCGTACTGCTCTTTAGTATCGACAGATAGGTGCATTTCCCACTTTGTATACAGTCTGTGCTCTTTTATTTTCTCCATGTTGAAAACGTGCTCTTCATCTAAATATCGAGGATAAAAGAAAATATTCCTGCTGGCAATCTGCACGTCCACCCCGTCAAGTTCGTTGTACATGAACGTTCGATTATCTCGCTCGAACTGGTGGGCCATGTCAAGAATCATCCACGATACAATTAACGGGCAGTCAGCGGTGATACGGATGATATTTTTTGCCGTGCTTGCCGCGAGCAGGTTTTGAAACCTCTGAAGAGGGGAGTTTTCCGGGCCGGTGATTATAGATTCTTTGTCGAACATTTCGAGTTCCGAAACGAGCTTATCATTTTTCGGAACGAGCATTCTGCAGTCTATCCCGGTGCTCCGGCATTCACAAAAGATACTTCTCCACATTTCCGCTCCATTAATAACCCGGCTGCACTTTCCCGGAAATCTCGTGCTTGTAGAACGCACCTGAATTCCGACGACGAACTTGCTTTTATCCATTTTCAATTTCCTGCTTTCGGATAATGTAAGAAAGTTCCGGTATTAAATCCTGAACGTTCCACAACTCTTCCGGGCGATAAATCCACGAATCAATCATTCGGACATAGGATGCCTCGATCATCGTCCTTGTTACCTCTTTGTCGTCAATCGAGGCATTGAACGCATCCGCCGACTCCGCAATTGTTCCTCTCCCGTTTGAAAGGATGTGTAACTGGCAAGTGTCAAACCAGTACCCTTCTTTTCCGTGGTTTGAACAATCGTAAAAAACAAGATGCTTGCCGGGCTGAAGAATTTCATCGTGAAAAACGAAAGCCCAATTGCAGACCATCTTCGCCTCAATGCCAGAATACATATATCCTACGATAAGGTCTGGAATTTTTGAAAACGCAGGTTTTTCGATAAGAATGTTTTGCCATTCAGTTTTAGGTAACATATAATAATACTCCCGATGCGTTTCCGTTGGAGTCGCAATTATCACCTTGTCGTATCCTGGAAGCGGATTTTTCACGTCTTCGATGTCGTACTTCAATACCGAGATCCCCATCTCTTCCAGTATTTTGCAATACCTCCTACCTGTCGACCCCTCGCTGCCTATGACAAGGATTTTCATATCGATTCCGCCTCACGCTTAAGTAGCTTTACTTGATCCCACGATATTGCGAATCGAGCATCCGGGCACTTGCTGCCGGGACATTGGCAGACGTGCTTCTCGATAATTCGCGCACCTGCCCGAATGGCGTCGATGGTTTGGTTGATTCCGAGAGTATGGTCGGAAAACCCGTCGAATCCTGCGTTGAATATTTCGGCGAAATCGACTTTGAAATAAACAGGATACTGCGGTATGCAGAACAGGTTTATTACTCCCGGTAGCGGGCCGGTCATAACGTCGGAAGAAACGATTACTTCTTTAAAATGAGTCTGCGCCGTATCAATTAATCCTTGCTCCAATCTTGCAGAATACGCAAACTTTATCGATGTCGCTCCCGAGTCTGCAAGTGCAACGATAGACTGCAACGACCATGCCGAAGCGAAAACATTTACATCGGAAGATCTACCGTATTTCACAAGCTCTGGTAGCCACGATGGACAGATTGAGACGTTCCCGTTTTTGGCGTGCTCCTTCTCCAACAACTGGAACTTAACATCCTGCACGCCGGCCTCCGCAGCGCAGCCTATTGCCTTCATACAGTTCGCCAGCTTTCCGTCGTGCGTGCTTCCGATTTCTGCTATAATCCTTGTCATTTTTTGCGTCTTCTGTTTGAATTCTTGCCGACAACTTCAGAATTTACTTTGTAACGTGGCCGCATCGGCCCATGCGTGTAGTGTTTGTTAACTTGATTATTGCGAACGCTCCAAGGCTCGAGGCTCTCATTCACGACTGGTTCCCGGAAATGCAAATCGTGACAACGCCACAAAATTGCCGTATCAATCGCGGTTAATGTTACATCCTGCGGACTACTATGAGTACCCGAGCTTTGCTCTTCGCTAATAACAGCTCTTGCTTCACGCAAAAAATCTAAACATTTGTCTCTCAACTGGAGCCACCTTTCTTTGAGTGACCATAACCGGTGCCACCACCACGTCCTGCGCTCGCGTCTTCAATCAACAATTCCATACGGATTTGGCATCCCTTCGGAATGCACATCCATTGCCAGTCCAGAACTTTCCCAGTATGCAATATATTGCTCCACGCTAACACCGCATCCGGCAGCGTGCCTTTCCAACCACTCAATTGAATATCCCATATACCCACTTTTTAATTCTTTGGCTGGTGTAAATCTTGTCGAACCATAACACATTCCACAGTTTGATTCGCACCCATCGGTCCTTATTTTTCCACAGCGGCCATTGTATGGCACTTACTCCCTCCTTAACAGGCGTTATCTATTGCGTGTATACAACTTTCCAACAATCCGTCGTGTGTGCTTCCGATTTATGCTATAATCCGTAACATTATTTCGGCCTTCGACTATGCGCAGCTACCGCCGATTTCAGAGGTCGGCGGTAGCTGGTGGTAAAACAATCGTCGCCCTCGGCTTTATCATACCGTGAGCACTTATTACGCTTAACAGCAGCACTATGATAGGCGCAACTGTTAAAACCACAAACAAATTTCCCATTACGTCTCGAACCCTTGCTCCACATTAGCCGGTCTCCTTCGTCGTCAGATTCATCTCGCCCGCTATTACAGGAAACGGAAAAGTATGGCGACGTGCCGCTTCGGCATGTGTGAAACGAACGCCATACGGTTGTTGTATGCTGTTGTCAAGATTACTCAGCTTCTTTTTTGGGGGCGGCCTCAAACAACCGCTCATCTATTAAAGAAGCCATTGGAGTGCCGACACTACCGATAAAACCAACTTGCACTAACCGCTCACCGCTTTTTTCAGACACAAAAACATCGAGCACGGTATACCGTTTCTTGTCCCATTCCCTCGTAACTGGTATGACTAAATCGCCGATTTTAAACATATAACAGCCTCCAAAAACTATAATATTGTGAATTGACAATTGCAACGTCCGACGCTACCCGGCGTGCGCTTCGAATGTCCCTTCAGGGCTTGCGTGTAGCGTTTGTTGTGTATTGTTGGCCGGTGACCCTACATTATCCTTTTGCCGAACGGTGCTGATGAACGCACTCCGATCGTAGAATGCCGCCTTATAAAAGATATTTGCGCGGACTTCCCCCTTATCGTCAACTAAATCAGACCACATGCTATGATCGGTAGCCTCGATTTTCCACGAGGGCGGCAACGTAACATTTATGAACAGGTCATCGAAATCTTCACCAAACACTACTCCCATAACCTCAAGTTCGGAACGGCTACCACCATTGAATATTTTAGGGAGCTTCGAACTTGTACATAGGTCACGTTGACCACCGGCCTCTTGCGCCTCGATGCCGCCCGGTGTTGATGCGATGATGGCGTTCTCAATATCTCCACTTAACAATGCGGATAATGCTGCTGGTGTCATTAAAAGCCTCCCGTAAGTTTATAATTTAGTTCGGCAAACTATTTTTCAAATTTTGTTCACCTTATATTTAACTTGCAATATATCATTGGCAATTCTTACGGACTCAACAAAAGTCAGACGCTTTTTTATATCCTTCTCGGCAAAAAGAGGAATACCACAACCAACAATCGCAGGCTCAATATTTATCACTACTTCGTCGATTAAATTTTCGTTTAAAAACGCACTGTTGATTGTGCTTCCACCCGTAAGAATTGCGCTCTCAAAATTCATGGCAACGGCTTTTTCAATAGCGCCCTTTGGCGAATTGACAACCAAAAATGGTGGTGCCAATTTTAAATCTTTGCCAGTGGAAACAACTACTTTTAGTTTCGCTTCGATATCGTTATAATTATAATATGGCCATTTTTGAACAGCCTCGTATGTTTTTCTGCCGATGATAAAACAACCATGCTCTTTAGCTAATTTGCCAAAGGACTCCCAGTTTGCGTGCGACAAAAAATCCTCGTTGCCATCCTTGCCGGCGATCATTCCATTTAAAGATGTTGCCATGAATAATATAATTTTCATAAAGAAACAAAAATTGAAAAATATTTTTTATTTCGCCTAACGTGTTCGCAAATGTAAGCTGTAGGCCCGGCACTCGTGAGTCACAGTACGCCCACCTTAAGTGCTTTACCGTGCGGCCATGTTAACCCTATCGGCACAGGCCGGGCCTATTGATTACTTTGCGTGTTATGTGAACGTAAAGGGGCCTCCATAGTGTTCAGCGGCGACTAAGCTGGATGCCGACGCGACGACATCCCCTCGGTAATGCTCACCGGTCCGAGGTAGCACCATGCTCCGGTCTCTGTTCCCATCGCCGCCTACAACCATCGGAAAGCCCCATTATTTCCGCATAACGTCCCGGAGCACGCTTGCTGTTTGTACTCAAATTGCAAGCTGCGCCTGTTGTACGCTGTTTGTAAACCTTCCACTGTTTTCAGCGGCGCATTTCCGATAGATGATTGAGGGCCGAGCCCACTCACGTTGAAACGCACGCCACTGCGGGTCTGTAATACCTTTCTGGTCGCGCCATAGCGTCGCCATGGGGAAAAAGCCCAATTCGACACATAGGCGCAGCCGCACCTCAGCTTGTTCGAGCGTGTCGCGTGGCCCCCCGATAAGGCAATATGCTCGCATCTGTTGACGCGTGAACCCGGCCTCCCGCAGCATACGAGAGGCGTTTCTGAGCGGCTCTTCATCGTCGGGAGTATCCAGCGCGAAAAACATCTGAGCGGGCCGCAACTTGGCGAGAAGCTCTACGTGCCAAGCCTGAAGCCTCGCAGCTTCAAGTCCGCCCGTAAACTCCACACGCCCGCGCTGCCTCGATAGCATCGCAAAAACATCGCGTACATGCCGCTCAGAACATGCCAGCAGGTTGTCGTCGAGAATGTTCGTACCATCGACAATCGGCAGTTCCAAAAGGCCGGGTTCACGGTGCCAGACAGAGCAAAACCAGCAGCGATTCGGACAGCCACGCGACGTTATTGTGTATCCAGCACGAACATATCGACCGGGCACGAATGCTGCGCCGGGTTTGTTGAAGGCAGGCCCTCCGATCTGCACCGGCGCGACGTGCGACCAGGCCTCGGCCAACTGCTCGGCCCGTTGCATGTGCCAAGAGAAGGCCACGCTTACGTGTACCTCGTCAACCTCTGGAGCGAATAGACCAGGCTCGCAGTCCACAAATGCCAGTTGATCCACTGGCGTGGCCGCTGTTTGTACCGGGAACACTCTTGCGATTTTCATGCGCCGCCTACAATCTCCAAAGGTTTACAAATGGCGTACAAGGACTAGCATAGCAGAAGTGCCGCTTCGGCATTTGGGCCGAGGCTTTGCGAGCCTGCTATACTGTGTTGTAGGCATGTAACGCCCGACTCCACATTCAACTGTGCAACGAGCTGCTCTCCAATGAAGCAAGTAAAGGCGGGCGGTATAGCCTCATCCATTTCCTTGCGAGTCATCCAATGTAGCCCACTTGCATCACGACACGATTGTGCCGAATACTCGAATCGCCCGCCTTTACGCTTGTGAGTACCAGAGATCAGGACCGGATAAAACGTATGATCGCAAGCTAGAAGCGGGGGCGCTATCCTGGGTACTATTTCGAAAAAGCGATGCCTGCGGATACGCAACCCGAACATTGTTCCACAAAGCATAAGCGGGCTTTTAAGCAATGCCCTTGCCCCTGGCACATTCTCTATTACGTAAGGTTTCCCAAGTGTCAGTAAGTCCGATCTGATCAGGTCGATATAATCAGGATGGTTTCCGCGATACTCTTTAGGAGTAAGCTGACTGTATCTTTGACATGGAGGACTTGCATGTATAACGTCAAAATGTTCCCCGTATTGATGCAGATACTCGAAGGCGTCGGCCTGGTGAAATTCAAACGGATATCTCGGTTGATTGTTAATGTCAACCCCAACGCATTCGAACCCCGCTTTTGCATAGCCAGCCGAAGCGCCCCCTGCACAGCAAAAAAGATCGAGTAATTTAAATGTTCTCATTACGCTTACAATCTCCAGAGGGCGTTATTGACTACAACGTCCCGGCCAATGGTTGACCGTAACGTGATTATGTTATGTCAACCTCGGCCTGTTGGGCGATGTGCCCGTTTTGTTCCGCAAAATACTGCGGCAGCCTTCTACGTTCATGGTTGATTGCCGCCAACACGGCACACTCTCTTATCTCTGACGGAGTTAATTTAAGCTCGTCAATTTGCTGTGTAAGCAAATCAACCAATTTATGGATTAAAGGATCGTTCATATACCGACGTTCTATTGATTGCATTGTCGCCGCCTATAATAAATGGTTTTCAAAACGGGCATTTCGCCCAACGGTTTAGGCATGTGCGCTGGCCGGTTCCTCCGGCTTGCGTACTGCCTGTGTTGGTTGATCGTTTTGTTTTTCTACCAAATTGACTGAGTTTGCGCGTCGATATAGATCAAAAACATATTCGATGCTTACGGTTACACTTTGTGAACAGCACACAGCAACTTTATTTGAACCTCTGCGACCAAATTTTATTAAACCTTGCTCGATAGCATCCTGAAGAACCTCATCGCTGTTTAAATACATAGCGCAAACTCCTATAACTCAAAAAGAAAAACAATATGTCAACCAACACCCATTATGCGAAATACGTTTTTGTTTTCATATTATGTAACATACACTACATTATTCTATCGTGCAAGATTTATTTCAATTATTTTTCAAGCGAAACAACTCTTATTTCAACATGTGGCTGTTCTTCTCCGGATGCGATAAATTTCATTGTACTTCCTGAGCATACCAAACTGTCGTCGCGCCATAGTACGCCATTCAGAGCGTCGAACACGCTCTTCTCAATATTGTCTATATCCGGCTTTGACTTTTTCCACTCCCGGTTCATAGGCTTGTTTTTCTTAACCATGCTTTTCGGCCTTGGGAAAACCGCCACTATGTCAACCGACAGGGCGCAATCCAAAACAGGCCCGGAATAGACCTGTTTCGATGCGAACCCTACCGCCGCCTTAAACTGGTTTACCGGATGCGCCGCCGGGGTGTAATTCGTGATGAATCCTCCCTTTGCAATAGCGTGCCGTTGCCTTGGCTGCGCAACCGGAACCGCTGGAACGGTAAATAGAATGTCCATTACAGCCCCACCAATTTTCACATCCATTCAATTTTTTTCGCCGGTTGCGAAATCGTATAGGCTTACGGCTTCGTTCACCATCTCCAGCTGCTTACGGGTTGAAATTGATTTTTGGTGTATAGTTTGAGAACACACCTTTTGAATGAACATACTGTCGGTCAAATCCGATTTTATTCCTGAACGCATTTTTTGGACGGCTTCATAAAGAAGCTTTTTTTCATCGATGAAAGATTTTATTTCGTCCATATCCTGAGTGAATCTCTCCGACAACATGAAGGCATCGAGCGCGGCGTCAACCATCGCCCTTTTTTTTGCAATCTTGATTGATCCGTTCGTATCGCGCGCCGGCTGCCCGTTATACTTCTCCCCGATTGTGCATGCGCCACGACCCTCTCCAATGATAGCGCCGGTTACATTGTGGATTATATGGCAGGTAAAAAACGCCGTATTCGTCGGGCGTCCAAGGATCTCCCACATATCTTTGTCTACAGTCCAGTGAGGGTGAGTGTTGAACGCCTTACAGATTTTTTCCGCTCCGGGCTTAAGCAATGATTTTTTTTCTGACCGTGGATCACCCTTGCCGTAATCTATCCCCTCGACAAAATGCTCGTTTACAAAATCGATTACAGCCTGATGAATAGAAAGGTTTTCGGTCAAATCTTTTTTCATCTGCCCGGGACCCCCGAGACCTGCAAGCCCTACGGCCAGCATGATGCGATCGACAGGATTTTCAACATTTTCCACGACTTCAGGTTTTACTAGGTTTTGAGTGTTCATTCGATTATTCCCTCCATCTGAATTCTGTTGAGCGCCCACCGCGGGATCTCAATTTCTTCGGTCACATTCGAGTACCCCAAGTACTCGTTCGAGTCCGTGATTTCTTTGTATCGCGCCAGCGCATGGCGGTAAGCGATGCGTCCAGCGTCGAACGACTCCGGTCCGAGGTCGTATGTCACCACGTCGAAGGGGGCATCCGCTTCGGCAGCGATGAAAGAAAACGGTATCTGCGGCCCCTGCCCCGGGTCTTTTCCCTGCGCCAGGAAAAAACCGTCATGGTAAAACGCTCCTCCGGCGTGATACAAAAAATTGTTCACAATTCTGGAAAATGATCCCGGAAGCGGGTCGTCGGTGACTTTCAAGTCCACGATACGGCTCAAATCCTCCGGCAAGGCGTCTATCCGCCCCTTACAGGGCAGATCGGTCTCTGGATCGACCCAGAAGAGGCTCACCTGTCTTTGTGGCCTTAAAAGCCACCTTCCGGCGTCCGGGTGGTTTAAAACCCTGTTTTTGATTGTCGACGCCCTGGAAAGCTCTCCTCCGGTTACGACCTCCACGCCTTCCGGCTGTTCGTCGCGCCACTCCTTGCAGTAGTTGGCGTTCCAGTTCCACGGCTTGTCGATCTGAACCTTTTTTACGATCGCCGGGTATGTATCTGGGGCGAGCTTGTACCGGGACGAAAAAAGCGCCGGTTCGAACAGCAGGCAATCGACCAGATTTCCGAAAACCATGATGGCGGTCGGCTCTGGTTCGTTTTCGGTGTCGTGCTTCAATTGCAACCCGGACCGAAGAATTGAATGAAACATCGACTTGTGCACCCCAGGCCATTTTTTGTACTCTTCCATCGGGACATTGTAATAAATTCCAGGTTTCATATCTCCTCCGTTCTGTTATTTCCATTCAACTTTGTGCTGTTTTTTATTCCACCCTGCGCCGCGAGGACCCCTTTTGGTCATATCGAATTCAGACTCTTTCCCGGCATAAAACACCGGAAGAACGAAGACGGACTTTCCGCACTTGCATACCCCGCCGTCGTGATACCACGATCCGCACTCGCATTGATGATCTGATTGTTGCGTCATATATTTTTAAACCGTAATACCTTTGTCAATTTCCATTAAATACCCTGTCAGGTTTTTGCGATCTATGGCATCGTTCATTTCAGTTGCGAAATCTTCAAGGTTTTTCCTTGCGTTTTCACACGATGATAATTTTCCAATTATTTTCATCGTTAAAATAAACTCTTCAGGCGTAGCCATATCATCGGTTGCCGGTTTCCATGATGGTTCTGATTTTTCAAGTTTCTTTTTATTTTCGTATTTTATGTACTCAATCGCTGATATGAGAGATCCGTAAATGTTTTTTGGAAGAGAAGGCTGTCGAACAAATCTAACTATTATTCTATAAGCGTCTTTCCAATCAATTTTTTTTAACTCATCGACTAGTGACATCGTTTGGACTTCAGAAAATTGACGATCTGATGCAATAGCTATTTCATTCAAAAGGCCGAGATAGTCGTAGTTTCTGATATTCATATTTTTCCCTCCCTCTGAAGCCGTTCCATCATTTCCATCTGAGTTTCTTTTTGTTTCCCGTCCTCATTATCCTGCCTGAACCACACATGGATCACTTTCTGTTTCCAATTCTTGATTTTCTTTCCCCTGGAATCGTGCCAGTCTGCAACCGCGTACCCATCATATGCCTGTCGAGCGATGCTTTTATGCCGGTGGTCGATGCAATATTTTTCGAACTCTTCGAATGTAGGATGTGTCATATTTTTATTATTCACCGAATAACCAGGGCAATCCTTTACTTTACTCTTCTTTACTTTACTCTTCTTTACTTTACTCTTCTTTTTCTTTTCATTCTGTCTTAATATTGCATCAGAACGATCTTTTGAAACAGATGATATTCTTTTTTGAATGCCATTTGATGTATAAATTCCAGTCTCAACCTCATGACAAAAATCGACCGCAATTGCCGTTTTTAGTATTTCTTGATGTTTTTCAATAGTTATTCTACATTTATTCGAGAATAATTCGGCGAATAATCCATTAAAATCGACGAGCCCTGTCATTGCTTTGTATGCTTTTTGCCAAAATCTTAAAACCCATACAAGCCCGTCGTTGTGGTGAATCAGTTCAATTGACTCAATTTTTTCGTCGAAGACTACATCAACAGGAAAATAATCAAGACCTTCTTTTTTTGGTCGAGCCATTAGAATTCCTAAAAAAATTCCCTCGGCTGTATCTGTGATGATTCGCAAGAAAACACAGAGACACCCGCATTAGGTGCGAGACGCCGAGGGAGTTATTTTTCAACAATGATTTTGCGAATCATGAGAACAATATACAATCAAAACCTGACGCCGGCAACCAATTTCAGTTTTTTCTTACGTTTTATGCTTAAAGGATCATTGTGATTAGGATTATAAATTGCCGAACGTTTTTTACTGAATTTAGTTTTCACTCTTGTTTCTAAAAAATCAGACCAGCACGTTAGACAAGGGTCGTGGTTACGACAATTTTCGTGACATGATTTGCAATTTCCGCAGAATGGCATTATTCCTCCTGGTTGATAGCTCTCTCCCCAGACCGGCATGCGAAGTGGTTGTACGCCTTTATCGATTGCCGGCAGTTTCGCGAGCACTCGTCGCACGGGATTTTTTCACGTTCAACCCAGTTCTCTCCGTCCCAGACCATGGCGTCAATTTCGTCGAGCGTTTTTCCTCGCATGGTTAAGCCTCGCTTCCCGATCTGAATTTTCTTTCGCTTCTTTGATTGCTCTCCCTCGTGCCTCTCTCAATCCACGGCAACCGTGTCCCAGATCATCTGTGATCTCTGATCCACAGTACCCGCAGAACACCCGGTGTTTACCGAGATTTATTACCGCAATAAATATCAGCAGGGCAACAGCAGTCGCAATAAAATACCAGAAAAAAAACCACATTAATGGACCCATCGCAAAACCTCCACCATTAATCCTCCGAATAACCACCCAACGAGAAACCAATCTATCTTGTCCATCTGTGACCGCCGCGCCTTCGAAGTACAGATGCCAGATAGTTTAAAAAACAAAACCATCGTATGAGGAGGTCCAGATACCCGCCGACAGACTGCAGTGACCCGAGCGAGGTCACCGCCGTGCCCTCGAGGTCCAGATACCCGCCGACAGACTGCAGTGACCCGAGCGAGGTCACCGCCGTGCCCCGGAGGTCCAGATACCC